CCACCAGACCAAACCAGAATACCTAAACGAACAAAGGTTGAAAGAATTGCAAGATGCTCTTCAGAGTCACCTGCTTTTTCCTTCAGTTTTTCAAGAGCACTCTTCTTTTTCGGTTCTTCCTTTTTAACTTCGTCCTTCTTGACTTCTTCTGGCATTGGCTGCGTACAAGGCAGCTTTATTTAGGGGTCAAGAATCTCCACAGAGATATTTGTGTGGTTTATCTGATTGTATTTTTTACAGAGAACATCACTCCCCTGATGTTCCCATTTGTGATACGCATCTTTGAGAGACTGAATGTAATCAGTTCCACCGCAACCTACCATTTCATCGGCAACGATTTTCTTGATTAACACATCTCGTGTTAGAGGTGTCATATGTAAATACTTGTTGTCCAACAACAAACCCTTACATTACAAGACTGAAGAGATTAAATCAAAGGGTTTGCTTTGGGTGGTTTTTGTTCGCTATCTGCAGCGAATGATATTATTTAGCAATGAATCCATTTTCAACTAACCATTCACGGGTCATTGGAGTTGGATCATAATCTGTCCACATTGTTCCAGCGGCACAAGATTCTAATGCTGCTTGAGTCATACCTTCAGTGTGACCTGCCCAATATGCTTCCTTCTCCCAGGGAATTGCATGTGGTTGAGTTGCGTAAGCACTCTTTGCGATTGCCTGATACATCTTGGGAACATCTTCTTGATTATGAATAATAGCAATGAAGTTGTTATCGATTGTCCCTGCCATACAATCCTGAGCAGCGTGCCATCCTTCGTGACGCATCACTGACATCATAGTGCCAGGGCGATGCATATGAGCAACATTCAGAAAGAAGTTGTTGCCTACAGTATGGTAGACACCACGATGACCAACTGGGAAGTATCGCATATCTGCTAGAAAAACTTTAGCTCCGACCGCATTAAGTGATCGGACGAGAGAGTTAAACTCATCAGCAACAATACTGTAATCAATATCAGCCAGTTCCTCGTTTTTATTGAGATCAGAAACTGTCTTAAGTTCTTGAACATGATCGGTACACTCTTGGAGCAACATACACCCCTGAGCGTGGGGAGTGAAGAACTCATCTTCCGTGATTGGGTCTGAATGGGCAGGTAGGGCAACCGCTGCCACAGCAACCAGGGACGCAATAATTTTTTTCATACTTTAAAAAATTTGTTGTAAAGAGCAGATGCTTCAAGATGTTTGCCGTGATTTGTAAGATATTTGATTCTTTCGAGAATCTTTCTTTTGAAAACTTTAGATGATTCCTCCATCTTCGTCTCCTATGTATTCTAGTGAAATTACATCGTGATCCTTTTTGTTTGGGTCTAACCACTCAGCAAATTCTTCATGAATAGAATGAGCATCTTCGACAACATCAATGAATTCATCTTTAGTACATTCATCGAGCATAGTATGCATTCGGTCTATGGACCATTCATGAATCTTCCTTAGTGTTGATTCTAAAGTTACCATAGTCTTTCCGCATATAGCGCCCTAAGATGTTGCTATTATAGTATGCTGGTGATCCGTCGTCAAGTGCTTCTGACAGTACATTGTTGAGAAACAATTGTTTTGTTTCTTCAAAGTTACAAGTTCCTTTTGTTTCGTGCAGACTCAGTATTTCTCTACTGAAGATCTCTTTGCCATACTTTTTTATATCCTCCTTTAACTCTGGACAAGAACCATAATACTTCTGCCAATCTGATTCTTGCTTTACCTTCCGCTTTTTTCCTGGTGGTTTTCTAAAGGACCAAAAGTATTTTCTACCGATGTACTGTTTACCTGATTGTAAATTAGTAATCCTGTAGACAAAACCGTACAGATTGTTAATATCCTCAGATAGAAAAGTTCTACCTTTAAAAACCCAGGGGTTTTCATAACTCATACTATAGTATCATATGAGCTATTATTTATCTTTAACCGGGACAAACCTAGTCTATTCATCATTAGGGTTTATGTCAAGCCCTTGATAAATACTCAATAAAGAGTTATACTGATGTCAATCTACGTCAGAAATTTAACAATAAGTGCTCATTCTGATTTCTCAGAAAATTTTGAGTTGAGTCAACTTGGTGGTACTCCAACAAATCTAACTGGATTTACTGTGCAGTCTCAAATGAGAAAGCATCCAGATAGTTCTACTGCTCATACTTTTACCGTTGGTATTACCAGTGCTGCTGATGGTAAGATAAACATGTCAATGACAGATACCACAACCGCAGGTATAAAACCTGGAAGATATGTATATGATGTATTAGCAACAAGACCAAATGGTGATAAATTAATTGTTCTTGAAGGAACTGTGAATGTAAGAGCAGGATTTTCTACTAACTGTCCCTAAACATGGCACAACCAACTTTTATCGTAAACTTGTTGATGCATACAGGTTGCGACTTTACCCAAACATTTGTATTTGAAGATAATCAGTCAAACTCCCCACTGAACCTGACTGGATATACAGCATGTTGTAAGATGAGACGATATGAGACTTCTACAGAAACAGGAACTTTTACGATCGACTTTGGTAGTGATCGAAGAGGTGGCAGATTAGAAATTCAAATGACTAGGGCAAATACTGCCTTGTTGAAAGCAGGAAAATATTTTTACGACGTTGTACTAAAAGATCCCAACAACGAAAAAACGAGAGTCGTTGAAGGGACCATTCAAGTTAAGAGAGCAGTTACACGCTAGATCTTATTTGTTAACAACATTTCCACTAGAATTTAATTTTTGTGTATGTTTGTTATATCTGTAAGGAATTTGTTGTACTGGATTACCATAGTGTGATTTTTTCCACCAACCCTGTGCAGTAGGAGTGTTTGGATTTGATTCTGGACCTGCCTTAACTTCTCCATCAGGATCAACTTCAATATTTGACTTTATTGGGTCTCTATTTTCTGCGTCATAGATACTCTTGCCAGCAAGTCCAAGTCCAAGACCTAATGCTCCAAGAGCACCAATTTTACCTGCCGTTCCAAGTTTTCTTGGTGGTTTTTGAATACCTCTACCAGTTACTTGAACTTTTGGTTTAAATATTTTTTTCAAGATGCCAGTATTAAATATTCCACCTCTAGTTTGACTGCGAGTAACATTTACTGTTGAACCGCTACCTCTACTAAAAGCACCCTTCAATCTACTTGCTTGCTTCAATGCCCAAGAACCAAGAGATCTAAGTGCTCCAACTCTTTCACAAACAACATATAAGTCATCATCATAAGAAACACTTTCAGTAAGAGTCAATGAAGAGAGTACTTTCTCAACAAGATCTTCATCTTCAATGGTCCAAAAATCAACAGTCTCATCAATGGTATAACCACTCTTCAACATAGCATCAGAGGTCTCAAGGATATATTCTTCCAGTGGACTGAAAGAAGCATTCAATGGAATAGAGGCTTTCTTTATCTTTGGTTTTGGTTTTTTAATATTCTGTATCTCTGCTGCAGTCTTCAATCCAAGTCTCTTAATATCTTTATCACCAATATAACGTTGTCCAGTTGTTGGATTTACTTTAGGTGTGAAAGTATTATTCTTAACGTTATTAGCAGTGTTCTGAACCTGCTGTTGATTTACTTTAGGTCTGTACTCCTTAGGTTTCATGGTCTTATCCAGAACCTTAGTAGCAAGTCCTCTACCAGCCATATAACCACCAATACCACCGACAATACCACCGATACCAGCACCAATAGCAGCACCCTTAAGACCTAAGAATGCACCAATTTTTGCTCCAGTAAGGGCACCTGCCTTAGCACCTGCCCATCCACCAGCAGACCCTGAACCGACCTGTGCGGCGGTTCTCTTGACGGATTGACCCCTAGTGTATCCAGCGTCTCTGGCGTCCTTATAGGTGAGTCCAACGTCTGCAATAGCAGCAGCAGGACCCAGAACACGACCAGCACCACGCAAAGCATTCTTTACCTTAGATGCTTTTGCAATTGATGGACTGTAAGTTCTAGTTCCTGGTCTACCCTTTGCAAATCCAGCATCTGATAGATCAGTAACGGTTGCAGTTTTTCCTTTACTTGGTGATTTTGGTGGAGTATATGGTACTATTTGACTAGTTCCAACCGCTTTACCAGATCCAACCGTTACTTTACTGCCAACCCCTGCTCCACGATATGGCTTGGGTTCTCTAATTGGAGGTGGTTTTACATCTCCTTTAATACGTTGTCTGGCTTGCTTTACCAGATTAGGAGCTATTGTATCCGCAAGTTTTCCACCAGTATTACTGGTTACTTTTGGACCCGTTGGTGTTTTGGGTGTTGGAGGTGCTGCAATCTTGGTTATAGTCTTAGGAGGCTTGGTAGGTGTCAGGACAGCAGCGCCACCACGAGATCCACCAGTACTTGTTCCACCACCCTTAGATCTTCCAGCAGGCAATCTGGATGACTTTGGAGTGTCATCTAGTTTGGGTGGTTTTGGTGGAGGAGTTGCTGATGGTGGACGAGTTGCTGAAGGAGCATTATAAGTATTTTCTAATCCACTTCTTACAGACGCCATACCTGCTTGAGTTCTCTTAGCAGATGGAACAATATCCTTATAGCGACGAGTCATAGCCTTGTAGGACTTTTTGACTTCCCTTCTTGCTAACTTATCACCAGCAGCTGCTCTCTTTACAATATCATTAACATTTCGGCTTGATGCAAGTGGATCTTTAACACCGCGCTTAGCAGCATCATACCCAGCATCTCCAAATCCTCTGGTTGCTCTTCTAGTGGTATAGGTTTGAATACCTTGAGCAGTTGGTGTTCCAGTTTTGCCAATATAACCTTTTGTTTGACCTAAACGGAACTGCTTCAATTGTGCTGCAGTAGGTTTAGCCTCTCTAGTACTTTTCAAAGAGAGAAGACGTTTCTTAATTGTCTTAGAGACTTCTGACTGTTTTACAGGTGCTGGTTTAGCAGGTGCTGGTTTTGCTGTAGATGCTGGTTTAGCAGGTGCTGGTTTAGCACTAGATACTCCTCCAGGTGCTCTCATACCCCTGCGACTTAGAGGAGCATCTTTAACCTTTGCCTTCGCAGCAGCATAAGCACCACTTCTATCTCCAGGAAAAGATAAATTTCCAGATCTCAAAGATCCAGTGGGTTTTGCCGCCTGACCTTCAGCAGCACCAAGAATTCTGGTTGCTCTTCTGCCTTTGGGACGTAGTAATCTATCTAAGAGATTACGACCACGACTTCTAGGAGATGTAGAGGGTTTATTTGCACCATCTTTTACAGCCTGATTCAGTGCTGCTGCTCTTTTCGACTCACCTTTCCCTGCTGAAGGTTGTGAAGGTTTATTTCTAAAATTCTTTAATTCTGCTCGCTTTGCTGGAGTTACTTCAGCAGTATCAGCTTTTGGTAGATCTGATAATGGTGTATCTGTACCTGTTCTAACTCTACCAGATTGTCTTGCCGATGCTGCATCAGATGCATCAACTGGACCACCACTAACTCTCGCACTAGGTTTTGTTCTTGTTGCTTGACCAGTTTCAGAAGTTCTTGTTTCACCACTAGATATTCTTTTAGCTGCTTCTTTGCTGGATTCCAATTCACCTTGAAGACTCTTAGCCTGTTCAGGGCTAGCAGTCGTCATTCGTTGGAGTCTTTTAGCATCCTCTTTGGATATATTCTCATTGAAAAGATCTTTATATGACTTCATTCTGTGGAAAGCACTATCCTATAAGGATATTTATAAAAAAAGAGAGGACCTTAGTCCTCTCTATCATATGCTCCATATGCATCGTAGTCACCGAATAAGAAA